ATACTGAAATTCATAAAGAAGTTACAGATGAAAATGGAAAGTCTAAAGATACATACTATAAGTATGTAGGAAAGGACTCTTTAGATTGGAAGACTAATTCAACAACAACAATTAAAGATTGGGAGGTAGAGCTATGAGTAAAGAAAAGATAGATTATATTGAGCAAGACATATACGATTACTTTGGGGCTGACCAAGAGATATACAAGGCCACCCGTCATGACTTACTCGGAGTGATCGGAGGTATGAGCGGGATACTAGAATTGTTATGGCACAAGGAAGTAACTCCTGAGATAGCATTTAAAGACTTTAAGTCTTGGCTCAAGGAAAGACAAGAACTTGACATGATTGAAGTTATCCCCGATACTAATGTTCCAATAAAAAAAGAGGAGGTAGCCCATGTCTAAGATAAAAGCAGAAGATGTAGATTATGTTCATGTGGAAGAGGTAACTTTTAGTGTAGTCATGCAAGACGGAAGCGATGTGTTAGTAAGTGAGAAAGGTATTGAGTTAGATACTTATTCAAAGGAGCAAATTGCCGACAATGTAATGTATCACTTAGAGCAAGGGAAACCCGTTGAGATACTGGACGATGACATCATTACCTTTGAGCCTGACATGGATTTATCAGGAGTGCAATAATGGAACACCATTTATTTCTCGACACTCGCAGATTACTCATGGATTTTGTTATCTTATTGGATAAACATAGCATTGGTAATGGAGAGCGAGACGAGGCTAATCGTATCATTGATGAACTTACACAATTATTAAAGAACCAAGAATTTGTGAACACGATTGAGGATAAGATTATAAAAGAGGAACATTCACAAATGTCTCAAGATATTGCCGATGAGATTTTATCTCATGGGTGTCCAAACGGCAATTGCGATGTGTAATAGGAGAGCCACATGGCAACACCCGAAAAGAAAGTAAAGACTAAAGTCTGTGAGATATTAAAGGCACATGACTGCTATTACTTCTATGCTTCAACAGGAGGATATGGAGCGAGTGGTGTCCCCGATATCGTAGCGTGTTACAAGGGAAACTTTATTGGGATCGAGTGTAAAGCTAATGGCAATAAGCCTACGGCCTTACAAAACAAACATTTAAACAATATTAAAAAGGCACAAGGGTATTCAATGGTCATTGATGAAACAGACATAGACGCATTAGAACTATTCTTAGAAACATTATGAACGACAATGTAAATAAACCCTTGCACTACACTAAGCATAAGTGGGAAGTCATTGACATACTCCAAGAGTTTTTTCATAGCGAACCATTACTGTGGCAGTGTGGGAAATATCTTTTAAGATGCCTATACAAAAATAACTTGACAGAAGATCTACAGAAAATGATATGGTATGCAAATAAACGAATAGAAAAGGAAAACAATGAAAGAATCAGAAAAAGAAAACGCAGTTAAACTAATTAAAGAATGGCAAGAGAAACGCCCAGAATTTAGTAGACACAAACTATCTCAAGCAACAGGATTAGGCTATGCTACTTTAATAGACTTTGATAAACAAGGACTTATAAAACTACCGAAGAAGAGACCATCGTCTGCAAACGGAACTGCCTTTAATAATGCTAGGGGAATGAAGGATTGGCTGACGAAATAGACATAGCTAATGCTGAAGTGGAGGCTCGACTTAAGTTTACCCTTAAGACAGTCAACACTTCAATTAAAGAAAACAACACAGGCAAGTGTATGTGGTGTGGCGCTCCCATTACAGATACAAGGCGATGGTGTAATTCACAATGCCGAGATGAACACACGGCAACTTATAAACTTTGAGGAGATTGATATGGAAGTATGGAGACCAGATGATGATGAGCTGATAGCAGTAGAAGAGGAAGAGATCAAAGCTCATACACGAGGGTGGATATATATAGGACAAGCAATAGGCTTTTTCATAACTTTATATCTTGTGCTAGAATTGTTTGCTTGAAACCAATTAGTACAGTAAATAGAAAGTGCCATGTGTGTGGCGACCCGAATGCTAAGTTCTTTTTTAAAAAGTGGTATTGCTCACACGACATACACCTACAAGGTGTGTGCAAAAATAATAAAACGAGAGGAACAAAGTGCAAATAGTAACGCTTGACTTCGAAACATTCTATGCAAAAGGCTATGGTCTACGCAAGTACACAACAGAAGAATACATACTGAACCCCCAGTTCCAAGTGATTGGGGTAGCGATTCAGATAGACGACGGTAAGCCCGTGTGGTACGAGGGGGGACTGGCATCTAAGGGGCTCGATGCCGTTGACTGGAGAAACTCAATGTTGATCTGTCATAACACGCAGTTTGATGGGGCAATACTCAAATGGGTCTATGGCCATGAGCCAGTAGCCTACCTAGATACACTTTGCATGGCAAGAGCCAAACATGGAGTAGAAGTGGGAGGTTCACTTAAAGCATTAGCTGAACGCTATCAGATAGGCGAGAAAGGAAACGAAGTCTTACAAGCAATAGGTATGCGACTAGAAGACTTTCCGGAACACCAACTGCGTCAGTACGGGGAGTATTGTAAGAACGATGTAAGACTTACTTACGACCTATTTAAAATCCTGTCTAAAGGATTCCCCTTACCCGAATTGAAACTCATTGATATTACACTTAGGATGTTCATACTACCTATATTACGCGTCAATGATAAATTACTAGAAGAAAGACTCAAGGAACTAAAAGAAGAAAAGACCTCAATGTTAAAAGGGTTAATGGAAACCTTAGACTGTGACACCGAAGAGGCAGTTAGGAAGAAGTTAGCGAGTAACATACAGTTCGCTAAGATATTAGAAGACATGCACATTCCTGTGCCAATGAAGACATCCCCTACTACCGGGAAAGAAACTTACGCTTTAGCTAAGACTGACGCGGGGTTCATTGCACTTCAAGAAAGTGACAACCCGGTGTTGCAAGAGTTATGTGCAGTTAGGTTAGGCACGAAGTCAACGATAGAAGAGTCACGCATACAACGATTTATAGACATCGGAGGAAGGAATCAAGGACTCTTACCTATCCCACTTAAATACTATGGTGCTCATACAGGTCGGTGGAGTGGGGCAGACAAGGTAAACTTTCAGAACTTACCGAGCCGTGATGTCAAAAAGAAAGCATTAAAGAATGCAATCTTACCTCCTAACAATCATGTGATACTTAATGTTGACTCCTCACAAATCGAAGCTCGTATATTAGTCTGGCTTGCCGGACAACACGACCAAGTAGAACTCTATCGACAAGGCAAAGATGTGTACTGTGACTTTGCGTCTCGTGTATACAAGAAGACAATCAACAAGGCTGATAAAAAAGAGCGAGCAGTGGGTAAGACTTGCATACTTGGGTTAGGGTATGGCACAGGCCATGTCAAGCTTAAGGGTGTACTAAAACTTAACGCCGGCATTGAAGTTAATGAGATAGAAAGTAAAAGATTAGTCAAACTATATCGTGAAGTTAATCATGAGGTAGTTAAGCTATGGGAAGAATGCGACAGAGCCTTACGAGACATAGCATCATGGCCGGCTGACCGGCTCCCGTATTACTTAGGCTCCGGCAAATGTCTGTTAGTAGAACCTAAAGGGATTAAGCTACCTAACGGTCTATACATTACCTACCCTGACTTACAGTTAGGTTCAGATGGCTACGAGTATAAATCTAGACGAGGCACTATCAGTATATGGGGAGGCGCAGTAGTAGAGAATGTTGTACAAGCGTTAGCTAGGATAGTGATAGGCGAACAGATGATAGAGATTAATGAGAAGCATAGGCCTGTACTTACAGTACACGATGCCGTAGTGTGTGTATCGACAAAAGATACCGCCCAAGATACTTTGGACTATGTGATGGGCATTATGAATACAGCACCTACTTGGGCAGAGGACTTACCGATTGCATGCGAGGGCGCATTTGGGGATACTTATGGAGACTGTTAAACGCCGAGTGTTTAGACCCGTACCCCATCTAGAAAAAGATGTAGACCAATACATGGACTACAAGTTACACAAGTACATTAAATATTTAGATTCTATAGATGAAGGGCTTTACTGTATTGATTATGAGACAGATATTCCTACGAAAGAAGAGCTACTCAATGGGGTAGACCAGAGTAATTGTGTGGGAGGTGGGGGTTCTTATCGACTTCGTAAACGCATAAGATGGGAAAAGGCCAACAGAATAGCAGAGCAACTTGAGGAAGAGCGACTCGCCGACCAGTTTAAGCAAGAAGAATATGAAAAAACAGACAAGTATAAACTAAAACAAATCATGCGAGAAAAGGCGACGGCACAAGAATCACGAACTAAACAAGAAAAGGCGGCGGCAGAGGAAGATAAGCTTTATTGGGAAAAATATGACAATCAAGAAGTAAAGGCATCTTCTAATATAACGTTTGAACCCGAATTACCATATATTGCGCCGACTGAACCAGTAAATGAAAGGAGGAACGAGGGCATGAGCGTTAAGCTCTTGAGTTCAGCGCTCAAAGAAATAGCTGAGGACCAAGAGGTGCAACTGTTAAAAGAACTAGATGAGAAGTATATGGGGTTGGAGTGCCTACCCCTAAAGTCATTCATCAAGGAAACTAGAGCCCACGAAATTAGAGAAGACGCGAAAGTAAATAGCTTAAAGTTAGCTAAGCTACTTAAAGAAGAAGGGGGGTCTATGGCCGCCGACCAATATACACACAGCTTAGAATTACTATACCAGTATATAAACAGAGTGGAGTATATAGATAAATTGAGGGGAGACACCTATGGAGATTGCTAACCCATACTATAAACTTCCTTACACTTCTAAGGTATCTACTACACTCACTATCTTAAGTTATACAATTAAAGATTGGATAGACTATTACAACTTTAAAGCAGTTAAAGTACCTAACGATTTGTTGTTTAGTTTAGATCCATTTTTGAAAAAACTTTATAAGAAGCACAAGTTTCATGCGGGGATTATAAAATTAGATCCCAATACTTATTATGATTGGCATACAGATACTAACAGGGGCGTAAGTATTAATATGCTGCTTAACTTTGACGGACACCATCATTGTCTTTTTACACAAGATCATGGTAAGGTAACAGGGAAGTTTAAAGAATTAGTTTATGAGCCACACACTTATTATTTATTTAATAATCAAGAGACGCATTCGGTTTATAACTATGATGCTATTCGATTTTTGTTTAGCATAGAATTTGAAGAGACCAAAGAAAGCTTATCATTTAATGATTTATTAAAGGAGTTGTGCAATGGCTAACATGATAGAGCATAGTAAGTTTGTATCGGTACATGAACTAAAACAACAATGGGAAGATGAAATTGTAGCAGAAGATGATAAAAATATTAAGATGGGTTTAACTAAAAAATGTATGAGCTGTCATAAATCTAATTGCGAGTGCGAAGACACTCAAACTTATTGGGGGTACTGATATGCTTGGTGAGGGAATCTTTATTCTCGTAGTCAGTTTATCAGGAAGCTATACAGATAATGAGTACGTGGGCAACTTCCCTAATTGCATTTCGGCGATGCAATACTTTGAAGAACATTGTTCACAACACAAAGCGGCGAGTTGTATTTTAGAGAAGTATGCTAACCTACCTGACGAACATGTATCACGCAACGCATTTTCTTTTAGTATTAAAGAAGTTCAGAGTTGTGGATTCATAGGTGTCGAGACGAGAGAAAAATTTTTAAAGGATTAATAATGTTGCACGAAATGTATGATGGCCTAATGATAATGGACCACTTTGATGATTGTATTATTGGAGTCATAAGAGGAATAGACTCAGAAGACAAAGTTTGTTACAGTTACAATAAAGTAATTGCTAAGCTTATGCGTGATGATGAGATGGAAGAGATAGACGCGGTAGAATATTTTGAGTACAACATGATAGGTGCTTATGTAGGTGAGCATACCCCAGTTTTTTTATTTGAAGAGGGCGATTAATGGCAAAACTAAAGCAGTCAGAACAGCATTATGAACCAACGCACAAACGAACACAGCAAGGGGGTAAGGTACCTAAGACTTCTTCCATGAACAAAAGCTTTAGAGCCGGGTATAAAAAATACAGAGGACAAGGGAAATGAGTAAGAAATCAAAAGGTATAATAAAAGCAGAAGAAGACGGGTGTCAATGGACAAAGAAGATGAGAGAAGCGTCGTCAATTGAAGATATTTTGGAT